AAAATGACCCAGGCAAATTGGTTGGTTGATAAAATTGATAATGCAAATTATCTGGCACCTCAAGGATTTAAACTATCGGTTTTAAAATTTCCTAAGGTATCATTTTTGTGTCAATCAGTTGATATCCCTGGCATAAGAATTACTGACATTACAGTACCCAATCCTTTCCGAGACTATTCGATTGCAGGAACTGAAACAGAATTTGAAGATCTGACAGTTAAGTTTTTGATTGATGAAGATATGTCAAACTATGCCACTATTCATAAGTGGTTGAAGAAGACTGGTTTGGCAGAACAGTATGACACAGATAAAGATCCGATCGAAGGTCAGATTGTATTAGAAATTTTAAATAGTAATTGGCAATCCAATCTTGTAATTGAATATGATGATGCATGGCCTGTATCATTATCACCTGTAGTATTCGATTCTACTGAGACTGGAGTACAATATGTTACCGCAACAGTTACCTTTAAATATCTCATATATAGAATTAAGTATGATGGTACAGTGATTAGTTAATGACTTTTGATGAAATCCAAGCGATGTGGGAACAGGATGCAAAAATTGATCCTGTCGAATTAGATACTGCCTCACTCAGTATTCCACAACTACATTCAAAATATTTTAAAATTTTTTCAGAGTACAGATTTAAAAAGAAACAAGCAGCAGGAAACTTAAAGCAACTCACCCGCCGCAAGTTTGAATATTATTCAGGTAAAGGAGACCCAGAAGATTATAGGGAAAATCCGTTTGACCTAAAACTTCTTAAATCAGATTTGACAATGTATATCGAATCTGATCCTCACATCAAAGATTTACAATTAAAGATAGATATGTACGATATTATTATCGAATATCTTGAGAGTGTTATCAGAATGATAAACACTAGATCATATCAAATTAAAAACGCCATTGAATGGAAATCATTTATTGAGGGTATTAGGTAATGGCAGACATTGTTATCAGCAAAAGAAATGAAGTCTATCTTCAGATTGATTGCGAACCATATATTAAACAGGAACTGAGTGAGTATTTTACTTTTGAAGTTCCTGACGCAAAGTTCATGCCACAGTTTAAGAATAGAATGTGGGATGGAAAAATTCGTTTGTTTAGTCCTGGTAACGGTCAACTTTATATCGGACTTCTTACATACTTGTTTGAATGGGCGGATGAACGAGAGTATACTTGTTCTCTAAAAGAAAATGAATACTACGGTAAACCTACTGAACGTGATCCTGATATTCTGCCAGAGACAGTAAGGGAGTATCTAAACTATCTCACTGAAGGAACTGCGATTAAACCCAGGGACTATCAGTATAATGCTGTATTCAAAGCACTGAGAAATTATAGAAAGATCATCCTATCACCTACAGGGTCCGGCAAATCTTTTATGATCTATGCACTAGTGAGATTTTTCACTGCTGCTAATCTTAAAACTTTAATTATCGTTCCTAGCATATCACTAGTCACACAGTTATTCAAAGACTTTGAAGACTATGGATGGAACCCTGAAGAGTATTGCCATAAGATATATCAAGGTGAAGCGAAAGTATCTGATGCTCCTGTAGTCATTACTACATGGCAGTCCATCTATAAACTTCCTAAGAAATACTTTGACTCATATACTGCTGTGATCGGAGACGAATGCCATACATTCAAAGCAAAGTCCCTTACCAGTATCATGACTAAACTTCATGAGGCTAAGTATCGCATCGGTTTTACAGGAACTTTAGATGGAACTAAAACACATCGTCTAGTATTAGAAGGGTTGTTCGGTGTCTCAGATAGAGTTACCAGTACAACTGAGTTAATGCAACGCGATCAGTTGACGCAACTTAAAATTAAAATTCTTACACTCAAACATGAATCGTATAAGTTTGCGAACTATCAAGATGAGATAGAATACATTGTAACACATGATAAAAGAAATGTATTCATTAAAAATTTAGTATCTGATCTACAAGGAAATACCTTAGTGTTATTTAATTATGTCGAAAAACATGGTGAACCACTTTTTGATTTGATAAATAATAGCATAGGAGATACCAAGAAAGTTTTCTTTGTTCATGGTGGTGTGGAAGCATCTGAACGTGAGAACATTAGACAGTTAGCAGAGGTAAATGATAACTGCGTTATCATTGCTTCCTACGGAACCTTCTCTACTGGTATCAACATTAAAAATCTACATAACATTATTTTTGCTTCTCCCAGCAAATCTAGGATTAGAAATCTACAATCGATTGGTAGAGTTCTGCGTAAAGGAGATAACAAATCACAAGCAGTACTTTATGACATTGCAGATGATTTTTCTAGAGGAAGTTATATCAACTATACTCTTAATCATTTAAAGGAAAGAATTAAAGTTTACAATGAGGAGCAATTTAATTATGAGATCATCCCCGTAAACATAAAAAAATGAATGATAAATTCTTCGCCTCAATCAAATTAATGACTGGAGAAGAAATTGTCGCTTTTGTTGAAGTTCATGATGAAGGTCTAATAGTCAGTAATCCTTTACTGCTAGAAGACATGAGTGCTTTAGAAGATCTATTTGAAGATGTGAAAGCATCTGGATTAAAATTATCTAAGTGGATTAAATCAACAACAGACAATTTCTTTTTTATAGATGATACTAAAATTGTAACTATTAACGAACTTATTGAACCTGGACTTTCTCATTATAAGAAAGCAGTTAATGAAATTAACACTCATGAAAAAGAGTTTACCAACAAAATTAATAAAAGATCAACGCAAAAAAAATATCAAGGGTATCGCGCATCAGTTGATGATGCTAGAATATTGTTTGAAGATCTATTCAATAAGTATTAAAGCTACTCTGTCTCTTGAACCCTTACAGAGTTATTCTACAGATAAAACCTAATGTTGTCAAGCTCTTAAAGTATGTTATAATATAAGTACAAATAGTAATAGGACACATGTGTCAAAATGAGAATCAAAAAGAAGCCAGAACATTATGTAGATAATAAAGAGTTCTTGAGGGCACTCTCTGATTACAAATACCTGGTAAAAAAAGCCTTGACAGAAGAGACCGATCGCCCTAGGATACCGAATTACATTGGTGAGTGCTTCTTGAAGATCGCACAGCATCTGTCCTACCGTCCTAACTTCATCAACTATCCTTTCCGTGAGGATATGATTTCAGATGGTATTGAGAACTGTGTTCAGTACATCGATAACTTTGATCCTAACCGTGGCAATCCTTTTGCATACTTTACTCAGATTATTTACTATGCATTCTTGAGAAGAATTCAAAAAGAAAAGAAGCAACTAGAAATTAAAAGCAAAATTCTTGAGCGTTCTGGATACGATGAAGTTCTCCACGCTGATAAGAATGAACTGAATTACTCCTCTTCAGAATACAATAGTATCAAACAGAACATCGAGCAGAAAACTAGAAAATGAAAGTTGCCCTGATTACTGATACTCACTATGGATTTAAGAAAGGTAATCAAGACTACCATGATTACTTTCTCAAATTTTATAATGATGTTTTCTTTCCTACATTAAAGAAGAAAAAAATTAAGCACGTCATCCACTTGGGTGATGTGTTTGATATCCGTCGTAACATAGATTTCTGGTCTCTTAATTGGGCGAGAGATAATATTTTCAATCCTCTAGAGGAGATGGGTATTACTATGGATATGATGGTCGGTAATCATGATGCCTTCTACAAGAACACTCTGGAGATCAACTCGCTAGAGAGTTTACTTCAGGAGTATTCTAACCTAAATGTATATTCAGAACCCTCTGAGGTCATTCTGGACGGGCGTAAGATGGTTTATCTGCCATGGATATGTGATCAGAACGAAGAGCAGAGTGTTAGTATCCTACGTGACACAGATGCTGAAGTAGTCTTAGGTCATTTAGAGATGGAAGGATTTAAAACTAATCCTACTTATGTCTGTAATCATGGTCGTAGCACTAATGAGTTTTCTAAATTTGAACTGGTAATGTCCGGTCATTTTCATACTAAGAGTCAGAAAGGAAACTTTAAGTATCTTGGAAACTCTTATCAGATGTACTGGAATGATTATGCTGATGAACGTGGATTTCATATCTTTGATACTGAAACTTTAAAGTTACAGTATATTAAAAATCCTTACGAAATGTTTCATAAAATATTTTATGATGATACTAAGAATGAATATTATGACTTGGATGTTGAAAAATATAAAGATACTGTAGTAAAAGTTGTTGTAGAAAATAAAACAGATTACACTGCGTTTGATTATCTTATCAATTCTTTACAGGATGTCACATTAGATCTTAAGATTATTGAAGACTTTTCTACTGAGGAAAGTGATGATGAAGACATTCAATTGGAACATGAGGATACTTTAACTATTCTGGAAAAATATATTGAAGAACTTAATACGAATTTGGATAGTGGTAAATTGAAAGAAATTATGAAATCTCTTTACGTGGAGGCACTAGAGGTGGTATAATGTATATACTGTGTCTTAAAGGAAAGGAAACCGAAGGAGCATATGCTGTTTCAAACAGTAAGAATGAAAGAGTTCTTCTGCTCTTCAGCGAAAAGGAAGATGCTGAACGATTTGCCGTTCTGCTTGAGGCAGATGATTTCCCATCAATGTCTCCAGTTGAGGTAGACAGCGAATCAATGATTGAGATGTGCGATAGCACAGGTTACAAATATACTGTTGTTGCTCCAAACGAACTGATTATTCCACCATCCCACCATGATTATTTTTGAAACTATTCGTTATAAAAACTTCTTATCTAGTGGGAATAACTTCACTGAGATAACTCTGAATACTCATACTAATAATGTAATCATCGGAAAGAATGGTGCTGGTAAGAGTACTCTACTAGATGCTCTTACTTTTGTTTTATTCAATAAACCTTTTCGTAGGATTAACAAACCTCAACTTGTTAATACTATTAATGGTAAGGATTGTCTTATAGAGGTTGAGTTCTCTCAGGGTAATAAAAAGTATAAAGTTATCCGTGGCATGAAACCTAATCTCTTTGAGGTTTATGTTGATGGAGAAATGCTGAACCAAGATGCTGCTACTGGAGATCAGCAGAAGTTCCTAGAACAAACGATCCTCAAACTTAACTATAAATCGTTTACCCAGATTGTTGTTCTGGGATCTTCTACGTTCATTCCATTCATGCAGTTGCCGATAGCATCACGTCGTGAAATCATTGAGGATCTTTTAGATATTCAAGTGTTCTCTACCATGAATACTAATCTCAAAGATCGCATGAAGCGATTAAACGATGATATTCGCTTCACCGAAAAGGATCTTGATCTAGTAAAGCATCGTATAGAGACACAAGAAGAACTCATAAAGGAACTCGAAACACAAAGTGATAACCTGATTGATTATAAGCAGGATAAAATCGGTAAACTCATTACGCAAAGTGATGAAGTAGTTGAGGAAAATAATAATACTAACGAATATATCAAAGAAAGACAGTCTCTGTTATTTGACGGTGATAAACTTTCAAAAAAGTATGATAATTTAAAAGAATTTAAAGTAAAATTTAAAACTAAGGTTAATAACTTAGAAAAAGAAAACATTTTTTACTCTAAAAATGATAAATGTCCTACCTGTAAGCAAGATCTTGATGAAAAATTTAAGACTGATAAGATAGATCGTAACAACGATACTATTACAGAGACTAAAAAGGCGTGGGAAATACTGGAGCAACAGATAGATGAAGTCAAGGGACAAATTTCTGAATATACAGAAGTCTCTGATGATATTCGTAAACACTATAGCGTGATTGATAAGAATAATTCTCTCATCAATCATATGAATAAGCAGATCAAAGAACTAGAAACTGAAATTAAAACTATCCAAGATAGTAAGAATGATTCTAGTAAAGAGCAGGAACAGTTGAATAATCTTAACGATCAACGTGTAGGTTATGAAAGTATTCTTGCCGCTCACAAAGAGAATAAAGATTACTACAGCGTTGCTGCTAATCTGCTGAAGGATACTGGTATCAAAACTAGGATTATCAAACGATATCTTCCAGTGATGAATAAACTCATCAACCAATACCTACAGCAGATGGATTTCTTTGTGAACTTCACACTCAGTGAGAGTTTTGAGGAGACTATCAAGTCTCGTTATAGGGACGACTTTAGTTATGCATCGTTCTCAGAGGGTGAGAAGTCTCGCATTGACATCGCGCTTATGCTAACATGGAGATCCGTTGCTAAGCTCAAGAACAGCGTAGACACCAACCTACTAGTCCTGGACGAGATCTTTGACAGCTCACTTGACAGCACGGGCACTGATGAGTTATCATTCATATTGAGGAACTTTACGAACGATCTCAACTTGTTTATTATCTCGCACCGAGAACACATGGTCGAGAAATTCGATCGTGTTCTCAAATTTGATAAAGTGAAAAATTTTAGTAAAATGGAACAATTGATTAATGGAGATTAATTATGAAATACAATGAAGATGCGCTTCTCAAAGAGTTGCGCGATTATATCTCAGGAACCTATGGACAACATTATTCTGCTGGTAACGACAGTATTCAAACGTTAGATCTTATTGAATCATGTGGAGACGCTGAGGCATTCTGCCGCAGCAACATCCTGAAGTATGCTTCCCGCTATGATCGTAAAGGCACTGCCCGTCGTGATATCATTAAGATCCTTCACTACGCATTGCTGCTGCTCCACTTCTCTGACAAATCCAACATTACTGAAGAATACCCTAACCGATGACCATGAAACTGTCTGAAAATACTTTCAATCTTCTTAAAAATTTCTCTGGCATCAACCAGTCTATTTCTGTGAAGTCTGGAAATACTATTCGCACCATTTCAGTAGCAGAAAACATTCTTGCTGAAGCAGATGTAGAAGAAACTTTCCCTAAGAATTTTTCTATCTATGATCTTAATGAGTTCCTTGGTGGTATGTCGCTGATGCGTGGTGCTGACATGGAGTTTGGTAGCGATCATTATGTAAAAATTAAGAACAATCGTTCTGCTATTAAGTATTTCTTTGCTGACTCAAGTCTGATTAAGCAGGCACCAGACCAGGGTATTAAAGTACCATCGGCAGATGTAAATTTTATTCTGAGTGAATCAGACATTCAAAGTCTTACTCGCGCCGCCGCTGTCTATCAACTTCCAGATTTTTCTGTGATTGGTGATGGCACTGATGTTACTGTTGTTGTCCGCGATAAGGAGAATGACACATCAAACACTTTCTCTATTAATGTTGGAAAAACTGATGATGAATTTGTCCTCAACATGAAAGTTGAGAACCTGAAACTTATCAGAGGTGACTACGATGTAGTAATGTCTAAGCGTCTCATCAGTCGCTTTACTAACAAAAGCATTCCTGTCACATACTGGATTGCTTTAGAACCAGACTCCAACTAAACTTTATTTTTATATTATGAGCGACCAGTATCTCTGGGTCGAAAAGTATCGTCCTCAAACGATTGACGATTGTATTCTACCAGATAGCATCAAACGTGATCTTAAGCAACAGGTTGCTGCTGGTGAGTTGAATAACCTTCTTCTCACTGGACCACCTGGTGTAGGTAAGACTACAGCAGCAAAGGCACTCTGTGCCGAACTTGGACTATCTTATATTGTAATTAATGGATCTGACGAAGGACGCTTTCTGGATACGGTACGGAACCAAGCAAAAACTTTTGCAACGACCGTATCACTTCAAGGAAGTAAGCACAAAGTCATCATTATTGATGAAGCAGATAACACAGGGAACGATGTACAACTCCTCTTACGGAGTTCTATTGAGGCGTATCATAGCAACTGCCGATTTATCTTCACCTGCAACTACAAAAACAAAATCATTGACCCCATCCAATCAAGATGTTCAGTCATTGACTTCACCTACAAAGGAAAAGAAAAGGCAGCTGTTGCGGGGCAATTCTTCAACCGTGTCAGGACTATACTTGAGGCGGAATATGTTGACTATGATAAAAAAGTTGTTGCAGAATTAATTCAAAACCACTTTCCTGATTGGCGTCGTGTTCTGAATCAACTTCAGAAGTATGGCAATACTGGTAGTATTGATACTGGTATCCTTGCTGAGATCACTGACTTCAATCTCAAAGGACTTATGAATGCTCTGAAGAACAAAGAGTTTAATATTGTTCGTAAGTGGGTAGTTGCTAATCTGGATAACGATTTCAATATGGTTAGTCATCGTATCTACGAAGCAATGTATGATGTTCTTACACCTGCTACTATTCCAGCAGCGGTTTTGATAATCGCTAAATACCAGTACCAGGCAGCGTTTGCTGCCGATCAGGAGATTAATCTTCTGGCATGTTTAACCGAAATTATGATGGAGTGTCAATTCAAATGAACGTAAAACTAATTCGTATGTCCTCTGGAGAGGATGTGATTGCTGAAGTCGTCAACCATGACGATAATTCCCTCACATTAAAGAATGGAATTGTAGGTGTTCCTACACAGCAGGGTACACTATCATTTGTAGCATGGTCTCCGATGATTAGTAAAGAAGAAAAAGATATCACTGTGTCTACTAAGTTTGTGGTATATGTTGCTGATGCAGCAGAAGAAATTGTTTCTCAGTATGAGCAGATGTATTCTCCTATCACAACTCCTGAAAAAAAGAAATTGATTCTTTGATGGAAAGAAAAAAAACTACGCCTCAAAATGTGAACGAAGCACATGAAGGTCTCTTCTATGCTTCTATGAATCTTCCTGCTGCCGCCGCTCATTGTGGCATGACACAGAAAGAACTTAAAATGACCTTCTGGGAATACCTTAAATATCATGAACCAAACTTTGAAGTCTCTCAAGACGCCGCTTAGATATCCTGGTGGTAAGTCTCGCGCTACCAAGTATCTTATTCCACGTTTCCCTGATGGCATTGAAGAGTATCGGGAAACATTTCTAGGTGGTGGTAGTGTTGCTATCGCATTCACTAAAGCACACCCAGATATCCCTGTGTGGGTGAACGATCTTTACGAACCTTTGTATAACTTCTGGAGAGTTCTTCAAGATTACAGTCGGGAATTATGTGATGAGTTATTGAAACTTAAGCAGCAACATCCTGAACCTGTATCAGCAAAAAATTTATTCATTGAAGCAAAACAACTGGTTAATGATTATGATCAATCCCATCTATCTCGTGCTGTTAGTTTTTACATTATTAACAAGTGCTCTTTTTCTGGTCTCACTGAGTCCTCATCCTTTAGCAGGCAGGCATCAGATGCCAACTTCACAGTGCGTGGAATCGAGAAACTAAAAGGATACTCAGAAATAATTCAGAACTGGAAAATTACTAACTGGTCATATGAAGGACTGCTTACAGACAATCTACGTTGTTTTATATATTCTGATCCACCCTATGATATCAAAGATAATCTCTATGGTAACAAGGGAGATTTGCATAAGCGTTTCGATCATGATCAGTTTGCTGCTGATTGCGACAACCACCTTGCTCGTCAGTTAATCTCATATAACTCCGCTCAGATGGTCAAGGACCGCTTCAGAGACTGGATGACCTGTACTTATGATCTGACTTATACCATGAGGTCTACAGGTGATTATATGAACGAACAGAAAGATCGTGCTGAACTCTTGCTATTTAATTATGGAAGTAATTAAACACAGTAATTTTATTTGGCAGTATCTAAATGTAGCAGATACTGATAGTATACTTCAAACTTGTTTGGAAGTTGCTCATAATGATCCTAAAATTAATCCCAGGAAACAAAGTTTTTTTGTAAAAAATAGTAGTTATGATATAACTCAATTATCTCAGTCCCACTATTCCCCAAAATCTAAAGGTAAACTTTTAAAAGTTACTAGTGATCTTAATAAAATTTATTTTGACATTTGGGAAAGATATACTAATGACAATAGTTTATTCTCTCATACATTAATCGCTACGTGTCCTGAAAAAATAGGTACTAGATTTCATTTTAGAAATTATGAAACTGATGAAGAGTATAAGTGGCATGTTGATTTACATGGCAAGTTTAAATTTATTCTATCAGCTATCTTTTATTTAAATGATAGTTTTATGGGAGGTGAAACTGAATTTTTTAATGAAAATATTTCAGTGAAACCTATCAAGAATAGTATATTAGTTTTTCCTTGTGGTCCTCACTTCATTCATAAATCTATCCCTGTAAACGAGGGAACAAAAAATATTATTTGGTCTTGTTTTGATTATCAGTAATTATGAAAACATTTAAAATTCCTAATTTTTTGAGCATTGAAGAATGTGATATTCTTTATGCTAGAATTTTAGAAACAGAAGAACATGTGAAATCCCTTGGTGAAGATGTTCATATGGGTACTGCTACTAATTCTCTTACCGGAAGACATTGGTGTCATAATTATCTTTATGATAATGTGGTTGCTGATATTATTGTTCCTAAATTACAGATAGTTTCGGGACGCAGGAAATTTGTTCAATGCTGGGCAAATACTTTTAGGAAAGGAGAAGGTATTGCTAAACATTGCCATCGAGATCCTAGAGACCCTGACGCACCTAGAGTAGATTGGACTTGTACTAATCTTTTTATAGGAGGTAATCCTGATTTAGGGACGTGGTTTGAGGGAGAAAAATGTGATAACAATAGAGGAGAATTAATGTTATTTTCTTCTAGTGTTCATCACTGGGTTCCACCCAATAACTTTGATGATGTTCGTATAACTATGGCTATGGATATACATTCTTGGCCTAAACCTAAGGGTGCTACTAAAAACCAATACTTTGAAATGAGATGATGGCGAAAACTGAACTGAAACATTGGTTGAATTCTATCAATCATGAGAAACAAAACATCATGACTGATGAGAACAAAAATGAATACCCACCATTCATTATTAACAAGTGTCTGTCTGGTTTTATCGATACTATCATGGTATCGAATGAGATTAATATCAACCACCACTTATCCAAGAAACTACAATATGAATTTTTACTAAATATTGTCAGACCAAAACGGAGATTTTCTCCGTGGTTGAAAAAGGAAAAAATTACAGATCTGGAAATAGTGAAAACTTATTATGGTTATAGTAATGAGAAAGCACGATCCGCTCTTAGTCTTCTTTCTGACGAACAGCTAAATTGTATTAAACTTAAATTGAGTAAAGGTGGTAAGCAATGACGACATCAACTGATATCGAAGTAACATGGGAACCCGCCGACATGGTGGAGGTTCTTCTTAATGAACCCGATGATTTCCTGAAAGTAAGAGAAACACTGACACGTATTGGTGTTGCTTCTAGGAAAGAAAAAAAACTATATCAATCCTGCCACATTCTTCATAAGCAGGGTCGTTATTATATCGTACACTTTAAAGAGTTATTTGCTCTTGATGGTAAGAGATCTAATCTTACATTGAATGACGTGCAGCGTCGTAATCGTATCACTCAACTCTTAGTTGATTGGGAATTGATTAAGGTGCTTAAGTCTGAAGCAATTGAAGATGTATCACCACTGAACCAGATTAAAGTTATTGCCTACAAAGAAAAAGTCGAATGGACTCTTGAGGCAAAATATAATATTGGTAAGAAGAAGGTAGTAACAACTACTGAGGCATAAATAGACTTGAGACTCTTTTCGTGCGGTCTCTACAAAAGTCGGAAACCCTTATAGGCAGATACGGTTTATACTGTATCTGCTTTTTTTGTTGTGTCATAAATATTTGTGGATGCCTTAGGGGTCCACACAACACAAACTCGCTTTTTAAGGAGCTACTATAATGGTTAAGTATAACATTGCGGATATTGATGCGCTATTGAATGATGCATCAAGATTTGGTATTGGTATGGATGAATGGATTCGTAGATTTGCTACAGTCCATGAATCAAATGCAAATTATCCACCACATAATCTTGTCAAAGAATCTAGTATTGATTTCAGATTAGAACTAGCACTTGCTGGTTACACTAAAGAAGATATTAAAGTTGAGACAGAATCAAATAAATTATTTGTTCAATGCACTAAACCTGGAGATTCTGAATCAGATCATGAGTATCTACAAAGAGGAATTGCACGTCGTGCATTTACCTGGAGTAGAACTATTGCTGATGATGTTGAGGTCCGAAGTGTTGACCTAACCAACGGTCTTCTCACAATTAGATTAAAGAGAATTATTCCTGATCATCAGAAAAAGAAAACATATGAGTTGACAGGCGATTGATAATTGTATGAAGTGTGGTATAATATATACCATGTCAACTACAAGAAAGTAAATGTCCTACACCATTACCCTCAAGACCACTGAGGGTGATCACACTATTCAATGTGAGAGCGATCAGTATATTCTTGATGCCGCTGAAGAAGCAGGAGTAGATCTTCCATACTCCTGTCGTGCTGGTGCTTGTTCTACTTGTGCTGGAAAAATCGTAGAGGGAACGGTCGATCAAAGCGATCAATCTTTCCTTGATGACGATCAACTTGAGGCAGGATTTTTACTTACCTGTGTTTCGTATCCAACATCAGACTTGGTTATCCTGACTGAAAAGGAAGAGGAACTTTACTGATGGAAGTTTTAATGATTGCCCTTATCACAGGCGCTATTTTCGGTGCATATAAACTTACTCCTAAAAAATAATGACTGATACACTTCGTTTTAAAATTCTAGATGCACTCCGTGCTGATGCTAATGGTAACATTGCTAAAGCAAAAGCAAACATTGAAGTCTATCTAGAGAACCCTGTTGGTATTGGTGAACATCCTGATGTTCTTGCTGCCATTCAAGATCAACTTGATATCATCGCACATGAAGAAGAACGTAATGAAGTTCTTGATAAGTACTTTACCTAAATAGAATTGAATATCGTCGTCGCAGAGGGCCCTGGTCACAGTCAGGTAACCCTCTTTTTTCTTGCTTATAAATATAATTAAAGTCTGTCCTGATGAAAACATATAGGGATTTAAAACTTACTCTCCGATATAACCAGCAATTAAATCCTAAGATCTGGGTTGGTGAAGCAATGAAACCTGAAGTCAGGCAGGGACTAGTTCGTATTGCAGAAGAGTGGGCGGAGTTTGCAAATATTCCTAACAGTGCTATAATCGATGTAGTGCTAGTGGGCGGTAATGCCAATTACAATTATACTAAGTATTCTGACTTGGACCTTCATCTTATTGTCTCCAAGGAGGATATTGCCGATTGTCCTGATCTCATTGATGATTACTTACGAGACAAGAAACAATTATGGGCTCTCACCCATGATATTCAGATTTATGGACACGACGTTGAACTCTATGCCCAAGATCGAAGAGATCAAACCCCTTCCGGTCAGGGAGTTTTTTCCCTTATGAATAGTTTGTGGTTGCGTCGTCCCACATATCAGGAAGTAGATCTTTCAGATCCTAATATCATCAATAAGGTGAGGCACTACATGGAGAAAATTGATTTCCTGATTGATAACAGAGCAGATGATCGTGATGCATTTGAAAAACTCAAAGAGAAACTGCGTGACATGAGATCATCTGCTATCCAACGTGGCGGCGAGTTTGCTGTGGAAAACCTTGTGTTTAAGGAGCTACGCAACCGTGGGTATCTGGATAAGATGTCAGCACATCTAAGAAATCTTAAGGTTACCAGCTTGTCAATCAGATGACCTCATGCTATGATGAGGGTTGAATTCTAGGAGTTTATGTCCGTTCAATTAGTTCTCCTCAAATCTGGGGAGGAAATAGTTTGTGATTTTCGTGAGATCATTGATCGCGAAACTCAGGAACTTATGGAATTTGTCATGATTAAACCTGTACGTGTTACTGTAGTTCAACAGGGCGTTCTCACTGAGGGTGCTAATGAATCACCAGACAGTGTTTTAAGTTTCGTTCCATGGCTCGCTACTTCTAAATCAGAAGAGTATTTTGTCAATAAAGATTGGGTAGTTACCATTTGCGACCCCCAAGATAATATCAAAGAAAGTTACATTAAAAACATAGGAGTTCGTGATGACAGTAAAAGTTCTATTGCTGAAGACGGGTCAATATCTGATCTCGGAGATTGAAGAACGTCCAGAAGAAGATGCTGATTGCATCCTCATCAACCCTAAAGTGGTGATTGGATTTATTCCAGATTTTATTATGGAAAATTTTGTTCCATATTCATATCAAAAACAGATTCCTATTAGGTCTAGTGATATTATTACTATCGTGGATCCTATGGATAGTCTGCTAAAATTATATCGTGATGCTATTGCTTGATGGATTTCTATACTAATGTTGCTATCATCAATGATACAGTTTTGTATCGTGGTTTTAGCGGGGGTGAAAGGATTGAGCGTCGTGAAGACTTCTCTCCAACTCTTTATGTCTCATCAAAAAATCAGACCAAATATAAAACTCTTGAGGGCAACTGTGTAGAACCCGTTCATTTTGGCGGCATTAAAGATGCTAAAGAGTTTGTTAATACTTATGAGGCAGTAGATAACTTTACTATCTACGGCAATACCAAATACTTATATCAGTATATCCTGAGTAAGTATCCTAAAGAAGTTGACTATGATTTCAGTCAACTTAATATCATGTCTCTTGATATTGAGACTACATCTGAGAATGGATTTCCTAGTGTTGAGGAAGCACGGGAAGAAATTCTTTGCATTACTGTAAAAGACTTTACTAGTAAGAAGATTATTACTTGGGGTTGCGGTGAGTTTAGAAACTCCCGTGATGATGTTCATTATGTTTATTGTCAGAATGAACGTGAACTTCTTCTTAAGTTCCTAGAGTATTGGGTGCAGAAAACTCCTGATGTAATCACTGGGTGGAATGTCAAGTTCTTTGATATGCCATTCATCTGCCGTCGCATTGATCGTATGCTAAGTATCAAGCATATGAGATCTATGTCGCCATGGAACTCTGTTCGTGAACGTAAGTTGTTTGTGAAGGGTCAGGAGAAGATCTATTATGATATCATCGGTGTTGCTACCCTTGACTATTATGATCTCTATCAAAAATTTACTTACACCAACCAAGAATCTTATCGTTTAGACCACATTGCTTTTGTGGAACTAGGACAGAAGAAACTCGATCACTCTGAGTTCGAGAACTTTCAGGACTTCTATCGTAGTGATTGGCAGAAGTTTATTGAGTACAACATCCATGACGTTGAACTTGTAGACATGCTGGAAGATAAGATGAAACTGATTGAACTCGCTGTTACTATGGCATATGATGCCAAGGTAAACTTTGAGGATGTATTCTATCAGGTTCGTATGTGGGATAGTATCATCTATGATGCTCTCACTCAGGAAAATATTATTATTCCTCCTAAAACTGAGAGTACTAAAGATCAGCAGTATGCTGGTGCTTATGTGAAAGAACCTGTTCCAGGCATTTATGATTGGGTAGTTAACTTTGACCTTAACTCACTGTATCCACACCTCATCATGCAGTATAATATCTCTCCTGAGACCCTTCTGGATGACCGTGTGAGCGGTATTAATGTAGACAAACTACTAAACCGTGAGATTGATACAAGCACCCTAGACGGCGTTACTATGTGTCCTAACGGAACATTGTTTACTACGAAGAAGCAGGGTTTCCTTCCTAAGTTGATGGAAAAGATTTATACTGAGCGTACAATTTACAAGAAGAAGATGCTTGCTGCCAAGCAAGAGTATGAGAATACTAAAAATCCTCAACTTGTTAAGGATATTGCTAAGTACAATAACATTCAGATGGCACGTAAGATCCAACTGAACTCTGCTTATGGTGCTATTGGTAACGAATACTTCAGGTACTTCCGACTAGAGAACGCTGAAGCAATTACTCTTTCAGGACAACTCTCGATCAGATGGATTGAGAACAAGATGAATGAGTATCTTAATAAAATTCTAAAATCGGATGATAAAGATTATGTCATTGCTGTGGACACTGACTCCATTTATCTTGATCTGGGCGATCTTGTTAAGAACGTATTCAAAGGAGGAACGCCGTCTGATGAGAAGGTTGTTAACTTCCTTGATAAGATCTGTAAGGTGGAACTTGAAACTTATATTGAAAGTTGCTACCAAGAACTGGCGACGTATGTAAATGCATACCAGCAGAAGATGGTAATGAAACGCGAGAACATCGCTAATCGTGGCATCTGGACTGCTAAGAAAAGATATATTCTTAATGTATGGGACAGTGAGGGTGTTCGTTATAAGGAACCTAAGATGAAGATCATGGGACTGGAGACGCAACGTTCATCTACACCTGCATATTTCAGAGACAAACTTCTGAAAGCATATAAGATTATGATTAAAGGAACTAATGATGACATGATTGATTATATCAGTGACATCAAACGTGAGACACATCAGCAAAGTTACATAGATATTGCATTCCCCCGAGGATGTAATGGTCTTGAAAAGTACCGGAGTTATTCGGAGATTTATAAGAAGGGTACACCTATTGCTGTCCGAGGTGCATTATTGTATAATCACTATCTCAAGCAGTATAAAATTACTAATAAGTTTCCTCTTATCCAAGAAGGGGAAAAGGTAAAATTCATTTACCTCAAAACACCAAACCCTATCGGTCAGAACATTATCTCATTCTTTAACACGCTTCCTAAAGAATTTAAGTTAGATCAGTACATCAATCATCAGATGCAATTTGAGAAGTCCTTCTTGGAACCTCTCAAATCTGTGATAGAATGTATTGGATGGAAGCATGAGCGCACCGGCTCATTAAGTAGTTTCTTTTCGTAATTATTATGTCATTTTTAAACAACGTTATCAAGGAGTTAGATAATGAATTTGCGTCAATTGTTGATGAAGGCATCGCCGCAGGAGATTGTGACACTTTTGTGGACACTGGCTCTTACATCCTCAATGGTCTTGTGTCTGGGAGCATTTTTGGTGGTCTCCCATCAAACAAAGTCACCGCTCTTGCAGGAGAATCAAGCACAGGAAAAACTTTCTTCGCACTGTCAATCGTAAAGAACTTTCTGGCACAAAACTCTAATGGTCAAGTAATTTATTTTGAGTCTGAATCTGCTATCTCTAAGAGCATGATGAGCAGTCGTGATATTGATGTTACTAGGGTGGGTCTTGTCCCTGTAACTACAGTTCAGGAGTTTCGTACTCAAAGTATTAAGATCGTTGACGAGTACAATAAACTTAAGAAAGAGGATCGCCCACCGCTTTTATTTGTGCTAGACTCTTTGGGTATGCTATCAACCTCTAAGGAAGTTGCTGATGCATCTGATGGTAAGGAGACCCGCGACATGACCCGCGCTCAGGTGATTAAATCTATCTTTAGAATCTTGTCACTGAAGTTGGGTCAGGCAGGCATTCCTTTGATTGTTACTAACCACACCTATGAAGTTGTTGGTGCTTATGTTCCTACCAAGGAAATGGGTGGTGGTACTGGTCTCAAGTATGCTGCTTCTAGTATTTTATTCCTCACCAAAAAGAAGGAGAAGGATGGTACTGAGCAGGTTGGTAATATCATTAAAGTGAAGGCACATAAGTCTCGCTTTACTAAAGAAAATTCTATTGTAGAAACGAGGTTATTCTTTGACGAACGTGGACTTGACAAGTATTATGGACTATTGGAGCTGGGTCAACAGCACGGAGTCTTTGAGCGTGTGGGTAACCGTGTTAAGACTGAGCATGGGAATGTATATCCTTCTGCTATCTACAAGGATCCTGAGAAGTTCTTCACTGAAGAAATCCTCCAAGCACTTGACGAATGTGCCAAGAAAGAATTCTGCTATGGATCTTGATGGAAGTAATTGAAAGCACTATCCTGAAAAATCTCGTTACTAACGAGAGTTATATGCGTAAGGTTATTCCTTACGTGAAACCAGAATATTTTATTCAGTACTCTGATAAAATTCTGTTTGATATCATTAATGATTTTGTGGTTAACTATGGTCAACCACCTACTAAAGAAGTACTTTCTATTGAGGTTGATAATCGTAAGGATCTGAATGAAGATTCTTATAAGGAACTGCAAGTAAAGATTGCTGACATTGATAAC